CATTGGGCAAGTATTACCCCGAAATCATTGAGTTGACCGATGATTTTGCTGAGGCTTACGCTGGATGCTACGAAAAAATTAAGGACTACCCCGAAAACTTCCACAACGCCAAAGACCCGCAGAAGTACATGGCAAGCCTTAAAACTTACATTGAAAAGAATCGGGTGGCATTGCCGGAAGAATCCCAACTGCAAAACATCGTGGACGAAATTGCCGCGCTGGTGGACGCTACGATCTACCGCCTTACCCTCAAATGATCCGCATATTTGCAGGATACGACCCTCGGGAAGCCGTGGGCTACCATGTATTTTGCCAATCGGTCATAGAGCGCACCAAGGGGTTGGTCAGCATCACGCCTTTATCGGGCAAGCAGCGGGACGGTACAAACGTATTCACTTATCAGCGGTTTCTAGTCCCATTTCTGTGCGGATACCAAGGCAAAGCCATATTCTTAGATGGCAGCGATATGCTGATGCTGGCAGACATTGAAGACTTAGAAAGCCTGTTTGACCCGCGCTACGCCGTCCAGGTGGTCAAACATGACTATCAGACCAAACACCCGAGGAAGTACATTGGCACACCAATGGAAGCCCGAAACGGCGACTATCCAAGGAAAAACTGGTCAAGCGTGGTGCTGTGGAACTGCGAACACCCGCGCAATCGGGTGCTGACACCTGAATTTATTGAGGAAAGCACAGGCGAAGAATTGCACCGATTCCAATGGTTGCCCGACTCATTGATCGGTGAATTGCCGAGGGAATGGAACGTGTTGGTAGGTGAACACGACCATTTGCGAACAAAGATTGCCCATTACACGCTGGGCATACCCGAATTTGATTATTACGCCGATTGTGATTACAGCAAGCCTTGGATGAATACCAAGAGCCGGATGCTCAATGGCTTAATTCACATGAAGGATGCATATGCCTAACGCAATTGTGCTTTTGTCTAGGCGTGTGGAGTTTTGGCTATACAACGCCGTTTTTCGGGTTTTCCACAATCGTTGCCTGATTGGTGATCACCCATTTTTCAGCAAAAAGACCTTGCGCCCAGCCAAAGACCTAGAAGCCGCGCACCCACAGATCAAGGAAGAAGTTTTAAAAATCCTAGAGCGTTATGAGGAACTGACTCCATTTCAGACCATGTCGCCGGATCAAGAACACCTGTCCAACGATAACAAGTGGAAATTTTTCTTTTTGAAGTGCGCCAACATCAAATTCCGCAAAAACGCCGCGCTGATGCCTCAGACAATGGCAATTGTGGATAAGTACCCCGAAATCGTAAGCGCCTATCTGTCAATTCTTGGCCCGCACAAATCGTTGCCAATGCACAGAGGCCCGTGGTCAGGTGTACTGAGAGCACATCTTGGCGTGGTGGTTCCAGTTCCAGCAGATGCCAGCAAAAAGCCGCACTTGATTGTGGACGGCTTGCGCTATGAATGGAAAGAGGGCGAAGTGGTGTTCTTTGATGACACTTATGAACATGAAGCCCACAACCCAACCGACGAAATCAGGGTTGTGCTGTTTTTGGACGTTCTTAGACCATTGCCGTTCTTTTACAACGCCTTGAATCGATTTATACTTTCAGCGGCTTTGCTTTTCCCTTATATTTGGATTCCTTATTTTAGGCACAAGAAATGGGAAAAGACATTCCACGCACCGAAAGGTTAATATGCCAAGCACTAGTAGCAAACAAGCCAAATTCATGGCAGCCGCCGCCCACAACCCTAAATTTGCAAAAATGGCAGGCATTCCGGTGAAGGTAGCCAAGGAATTCAACAAGGCTGACCAAGCCAAAAAAGCGCCGCCGAAGAAGAAATAATGGCTGACTATCGACAATTGGCTGGTGCGCTGACAAATAGCGACACAATACAAGCTACACCGAGAAATCCGGTGTTGGGCGGTGTTGCCGACTTGTTGGGCATGGCTTACAAGCTGCCTGAAATGCCCCGCATGGGCGTGCCTGGCATTGACTTTTTGGCGGCAAATCGCAAAAAAGTGATGGATTTGCTTGGAATGGGCGATGTCCAAAAGACCGCCGATGCCTTGTCTTATGGCAATGCAGTCGGAACTGGCAAGGGCATGACCTACCGCCCAAAAGAAGAAACCATCAATGCTGCGCTGGCGGTTGCGCCGTTTGCTGGCAAAGCTATCCGCGCCACAGAAGGATTGCCGGTAGGTGCAAGCACTAAACTGATTGGTGAGGCTGCGCCAAAACAAATAATGGAAAGCATTTATCACGGCACAACGCCGCAAGCTGCAAAAGCAATTGAAAAATTAGGTTTTGATTTAACAAAATCGGCTGATGGAACCGTTTGGTTCACAAGCAATCCAAACATTGGCGAAGTTGCAGCATCCGGTAAAGGTGGCATTGTTAAAAGATCAATTGATGCCTCAAAAATGAAACTTGGCGGCTGGGATGAAGCGGACAAATACAGCACAGATGAACTTATAAACAAAGGATTTGATGGGTTGAAACTAACGGATAATGGCGAAACAACATATCAAATTTTTAATATTGATAAGTTATCAAAGGCGTTTTCTAAATGACTTTAGAATCTAAAATAGGCAAAACTAGAAAGAAAACAGGCGGTCGCACGGGTGGAACGCCCAACAAGGCCACGCAACAGGCGCGTGAGGCCATTGCGCTGTTTGTTGATGGCAATGCCCATAGATTGAGCGAATGGCTTGATACGGTCGCATACGGCGATCCCGAGCATGACATCAAGCCCAATCCGGCAAAGGCGTTTGAACTGTTCCAATCGGTGGTGGAATACCATGTACCCAAGCTGGCAAGGACTGAAGTCACAGGCGCAGACCAAGGGCCGGTGGAAATGGTAGTGACATGGGCAAACGGGAAATAATCTTGCCGTACAGCCCGAGGGACGCATTTATGCCGTTCCACAACCGCACGACCCGCTGGTCATGTTTGGTTGCTCACCGAAGGGCCGGTAAGACCGTGGCGGCAATCAACGATGTGATTAAACGGGCAATCACAGAGGGACACCGAGGCGCACAATATGCTTACATTGCCCCGTTTCGTAGCCAGGCCAAGCGGGTGGCGTGGGATTACTTAAAGCATTACGCCGCGCCCATCACCAGTTCAAGCAATGAATCCGACTTGATGGTGGAACTGATCAATGGCGCAAAGATCATGCTGTTTGGCGGCGACAACGCCGATGCCATGCGCGGAATGGGCTTCAATGGGGTCTATCTTGACGAATACGGCGACTTTCGGCCCTCGGTTTGGGGTAATGTGATCCGGCCTACGCTGTCCGACCGGCTAGGTTGGGCGGTGTTTGGCGGTACTCCTAAAGGCAAAAACCAATTCCACGACATTTACAAGGTCAGCCAAGGCACACCGGATTGGTTTCTTTTGCGCTTACCGGCATCTTTAAGCAAAATCCTGCCTGATTCCGAACTAGAGGCAGCACGGGCGCAATTAAGCCAAGATCAATTTGATCAAGAATACGAATGCAGCTTTGATGCGGCAATCATGGGCGCTTTCTATGGGCAAGAAATGCGTTTGGCGCAGGACGAAGGCCGGATTAGGGAATTGCCATTTGATGTCGATGCGCCGGTATACAGCGCTTGGGATTTAGGTTACCGCGATGACACCGCGGTGTGGTTCTATCAAGTAGTCCGCGGGGAAATCAGGGTGATGGACTATTACGCCGTCAGCGGCGCAAGCATTGAGGACATTGCCCAAGTGGTCATTGACAAGGGCTACCGGTACACCAAGCATTACCTACCGCATGACGCACGGGCTAAGACGCTGGCATCGGGCGGCAAATCCATCGTAGAACAGCTTGCGGCTCACCTTGGCGGCATGAGCAAGCTGGCAATCGTGCCTGAGATTGGCATCCAAGACGGCATCCAGGCGGTCAGGATGGTGCTGCCAAAGTGCTATTTCGACCCAAGCTGTGAGGAAGGGCTGGAAGCATTGCGCCAATATCAGCGGGAATACGATGAGGACAAGAAGGCATTTCGGCAAAATCCCCGCCATGATTGGTGCTCACACCCAGCAGATGCCTTTAGAATGCTTGCAGTCGCCTACCGGCAAGAGGCAAGAGATCAAACGCCGCCCAAGGGCAAGACCCTGCAAACCATCACATTGGATGAGTTGTGGGAATATGACACTCAATATCAT